CCAGTATCAGTATCATCTGCAAATGCATACGCTGGAACTACACTACTTGGTGCTCCATTATATAAATACCAACCACCAGCATTACCACTTTTTACATTACCTGCTCCTGTTAATGTCATTTTTGTACTACCAGCCATCCTAAATTGCATAACTGAATCGGCATGGTCATAAGAGTTATTAAACCACATTTGTGTAGATGCTGCTTCAGAGTAACCAAATTCACCTCTATAAAGAGGATTGTCACTAATTATAAGCGATGGTGTGCTAGTGCTTGTTAAATCTACACCAAGTGATAACAAAGCATTAGGCGAAATTGTGCCTATGCCCACACGAGCAGTATCTTTAGTTATGGTCATAACTGTGCCAGGAGTTCCATGATAAAAATCTAAATTGTTAGAGGCAACACTAGATACTATTGACCATTTATTTCCACTTCCTGATTCTAATTCTAATGTTCCATGATTTCCGCTAGAAGCATCAACTTTTATAGTACTTGTAGAGGTAATTGTTCCAGAAACAGTAGCTCCACTAGTATTAACAGTTAGATTAGCATTGCTACCATTCGCCATATATTTAAAATTTGAACCATTAGCTACTAATTGAGTAGTAGTAAGAGTACCACTAATTGTAGCTCCGCTTGTATTTACAAATAAATTATTATTAGAGCCATTTGCCATATACTTAAAATTTGAACCACTAACTTCTAATTGAGAAGTATTAATCTGACCATCATTAGCAACTTTAAAATATTGTGTATCAGATGCACCACCGTGAATAGCAAAATAATCTCCACTAGCTATTCTTAGCTTTAAATAATTATTTCCTATGTCTTGTATATAACTAGCATTACTAAATTTTAAAAAACCATTAATTTCTACTCTGCTATCCTGAGTATCTACAACAAAAACATCACCACCATCAGAATCTTTTCTTACTAAAAATGCCTCGGTGCTAGTTTTTTCAATTACTTGAGTTCCTTCAATTATCTCATCAAAAGCAAAACTACCAGCACCCTCAACTTTAAAATCGCCAGTAACTACTAGGTCAGAATTTGAGCCAATTGTTAAATCACCATCTATAGTTCCGCCTTTACTTAAATCCGGAGTGACAGCACTCCCCATTCCACCAATCATTATATCTCCACGATCCGCACTGATCCAGTGCTAGTTGTTGTACTATTATGGTTGAAATACACTGTATTACCTAATCCTCTAGGCACAGTAAAAAACATCATTGTGTCTTTTGGAACAATCATGTCATTGGTTGCATTTACATCCTGGCCACTATCTGCACTAAAATTAAAATGCAAAGCAACAGAGCTATATACAGCCAGTGTTGCAGTGGTTGATGCTAATGCTACATGTATTGTATTATTAACATTTGCGCTACTTCCACTTGCAGCGGCTGATTTAACGGACCATCCACCACCTACTGTGGAGTTTAGTGCTTCTTGAACCGAGCGTTTATGTAGATTAGCCATTAGCTTGATCTCCTATGCACGATTGCGAAATCACCACTAGCTACTGTAACAGCAGACCAATTACCATAAATGGTTTGACCAGCTTTAATTGTAACAGATGATAATGTATCCCATATGTCCGTATCTGAACTAGTAGCAGATACAACTGCGTCAACTGATAAAGCAGTAATTGCTACGTAAGTATGGGCGTTTACTGTGGCGTTGGTGACATAATCATAGCCACCGCCTGCGGTGATGATGTTTAGCGCTTCTTGCGCGGTATAACGATGTAAATTACTTGTTGCCATTTTTTCTCCATCTCTAAGGTATTAGCAGACCGTGAACGAGACATAAATAAGAGTATTACTTCTTAAATATCTTTTTCATTTTTTTCTTTGGCTCAGATTTAACAATCTTTGGCCCGCCGAGTTTGTTTTTTAGTATTTGATAACCCTCATCAACAAGTTTCTGCGCTTCTTCACGCGAGCTAACATGTTTTGTGTGGTTTTCTTTATTAAGTATAATCATAAGTATCTTTCATATATTGCACCGGGCGATGACAAACCGCCACCGCCCAGCTTGATTGCATGTGGTTTATGAGTTCAAGAACTCGATGCCCTTAACGTGGTTACTAGTAGTAATAACTGCACCATAAATGATGTCAGCCACAACTTTAGTACCAAGATAATCAACAGAGTATTCAGATTGAATACGAATGTCCTGCTGCACAGCAACTGCGATTGCAGACTTGTGAACAAGATATCCAACTTCAATACCGTCACTAGATGTTGTTGGTATCAAAGAGCTAGTGAAAACCGGTATACCAAATAGTAAACCAACTTCCCCAGTTCTCATTGCTGCATTATCAGCACCAAAACCAATACCAGCAGAAGTGCTAGTTGATCCTGATACACCAGCAGCAACAAATGCCCTAGAGTTCAAGAGGTCAGCATAAATAAGTGGGTTCACAAAGAACGCACACTCTTCTTTTGGAATATCGTTAGATAACAATGTTCCAATTGCTGTTTCAACATCAGCGTTTGACATGCTGTTATTAGCTGCCAAGTCTTGAGTTGTACCAATTGTTTGCAGTAATGCTTCAATTTTCACATCTACAGCTTTTGCCAAAGCATAACCCATTGACTGGGCATACTTATCAAAAAGTTGCTCATTAGACTGAACCATTGCAATATCTTCAAATAGCTTTGCAGCATACTTATGCTGATCGATTGCAAGGTCGATATCTGTTTCTGTGTTAACTGAGTAAACAACACCAGTATTAGCAGCCTTTGATGCAGTAGCAACCTCTTGCATGGTTGGGATGTGTAATACATCACCAGCACCTTGTACAAGGCTTGAGTAATCATCAAAAAATGGTTTAAATACTAGGTTCTTTTCAAAGTAGCGGTAGACACCGTCAGCCCATAGTTCAGGAATAAATACATCAAGATGTGATCCAGTTCCTTGGGTTGCGTCTCCACTAAAAGCGGTATAAGCCATAACTTATTGTCCTTTATTTTGTAATTCGCTTATATCCCTCAATAATCTTGCCCCAGTTCTTTTTTCTATCTGAGTCATTCATCTTTGTCCATTCTTCTTGTAATTCATTAGCTGGAACAGCAGGATTATTTGCTATGGGTATTCGCGGTTGTTGAATAATTTTACCATGTAACGCTCGAAGTTTTGCCATAGGCAAATCTCCAAATGTCTCACGGTCTTCTATACTAAAGTCAGCAAGTATCTGCTCTCGCATATTTGCTTCTTCTTTCATCGCTTGTTCCACTACTGGTTCAAGCTCTGCAATCCTAGCAGCGCGCTCTTCCGCAAGAGTTTGCCATTCTTTTTTGGCCTCTAACTCTTTAGTGCGTTGAGCTTCTGCTTGTTTTTGCATTTGTGCAAGTTCAGCTTCTGCTTTCTGACTTCTCGCCCTATACTTCTTTGACTCTGCGATCAAATCTCCAATTTCAGGGTTAGTTGGTTGATCCTGCGGTTGTTCGGCCGCCGCCTCTTGAGCTACTGCTTTTTCTACTGGTGGTCGCTCAACAAAAGATTGTTCACCAGGTGCGTTCTGCACATTATCTTCAGACATACTGTCTCCTATTCATTACAACGTTACTTTTAATCGTTGGCGTGAAATTGCTTTCAAGTTTTTTTGCGTGTTCTTTTCAAACATCTTGACCACTTCTTTTTGTACTAGTGGCCCTACTCTATTACTACCAGCGATGACACGCGTCTTATTATTCTTCGCTAGTTTGTGACCATCTTTGTTGGATTTAATACCATACTTAATCTGTAATTCAGGTTCTGTACGTGTGGTCATTACTTGGAACTTCTTAAACATTCTGCCAGTAAGAGTTAGGTCCGGCGGACTTACTTGCGTACTAATTTGCTTTGCAAAACCTCTTTTGGCTTTTTTACTTCTATAAGACCTAGAATAAGGCTTGAATGTTTTACCAAAAGCATCAATACCTTTTCTTGTTTGCAATACATGCGTATCACGAATTTTCTCTGCAAACTTTTTTAAGTCATCTGACGAAAATTTGAGTAATTTTTGTATTATACTTAATTTAGCCATCTACAACACCCCATTGATGACGACAACGCCATCCGCCGCGAAAAATAAACCCATCTGACTTGATAGCAGTAATTTGACTTTTAGTAAGTGGTCCTTGATTTAAATACGTTCTACATACATCACGATTTTTTTCATCTTTAGGACCTATGTATGTCCATAGTGTATCTTCAGGTAAATCTTCAGCCATTGTACCAATAACGCTTTGCTCATATGTTGCAAGCATCGTTGTAATAACCGCATCAGGTCTTGCACCACCAACAACACCTGACATCAGTGCTTTTATTTCAGCTTTAGGTAGGTTATTTGCAATACCTTGTGCAAGTGTTACCTGAACCTTTGATGCAATATCATTGGATAAGTTTAAAATCATTGTTTGCTGTATATTGCGCAGAGCAACAAGTTTTGTCTCTGTAGTTGCTCCAAAGAAAGGCAAGTTATCTAAAATAGCGTCACTGGCTGCCATATATGCACCAATACCCTGAGATAACTGTAAATCCTCAATGAAGTATGTCGAAATGTCTAATGCAGCAATAAAGAGTAGTATCTCTTCTGTTGATAAACCCTCATCTTGCAGCTTCTCTACATCATTAAGAAATTCGTCCTCTGCTTGCTCTAAACTTGCTAAATATGCTTCTAAAGCCTCATCTATTGGCATTCTGCAATCTATCTAGTAAACGATTAGCTGGTTGGTCTTCTCCCTGAGACTGTTCTTGCTGTGCTTGAAAATCTGCACGTTGCTCTTCACTAGCGTCAGGATTCATATAATCAAAGTAATCTTGCTTACTTGCAAGTCCTTGTTCAAAGCGCCATGTCCACAATGCGATCTCCGTGTCAGGGGTGAGAGCATAATTTGGTTCGAGAAAGTCTACACTATAATCTTCACCAACATCTACTCCTGCTTCTACACGAAGTATTTCTCTATCGATCTTGTAGCGCTTTTGTTCCCAAGGCCGCCATGTATCTTCTTTTTCGCCAGTGGTTATATCTCTAGCTTCCATCTCTAAGATTGACAAACTAGCTGCCGATGGCGCATTACCTGAATCATCGCGTGCAAATTTTGCTCTTATGTGATTATTGTTTAATGTTGACTCAACAAAGAACCTTGTAGCATCTACAATTTCAGTAAGTGAGCCACCACTATTGGTAACACCAAAGTTTGCACCCTCGGGTAAATATAAAATCTTATCAGTACCAATTTGTATTCTACTCGCATCATCTACGCCAGCAACAAACTTGATACCCATTGCACCATAACGAACTGCAATCTCAAGCTCAAACAAAGACACATTGAGTGCTAGATCAGCTTGTGCAACATCCATTGCGTTTTTAACGCTATTAAAATCTCTTATTGGTGGATGCCGATGGCAAAACGTTACTGGCAGTACGCCATATGGATTAATATCACCATCATTAACGCTTATTTTCATGCCATGCTCATCTAGCAGATAATGCTCACCTTGGTAACCTGGGCGAGATTCAGTCCATACTGCATGCATTGGCGCATCCATTCTACTATTGCCTTGATATTCAATTGGATAGCAAACACCAACTGGCTGATCTCTACTATCACCAGCTAAAAATAACGGCGTAAAATGAGATAGTATCTCATACTTTAATTCTTGCTCTAATTCGCACCATCTAGAGCGAAATGCCATTGAGCCTAATAAAAATGTTAGCCTTTCAAGTTGCCTGCGCTGCGCATTAAGACTATGGATGTTTATGGAGGCAAGGTAAGTATCCGAAGCGCGCATTCTTGGGGGGCGCTTATATGTCATACTGCGTACAGCGCAGACTCTTCCAGTTATGTTAGAATTAATCAGTGGCGCTTGTCTTAGTGTTTCTGCACTAAAGTAGTCACGTACATAACTATCAATGTTGATACCCTCGTACCAGTCCATTAAGTAGTCACGTTCGCGCACGCGCTCATCTTCGATATATCTTAAACTATCTTTTAAACTTTCAGCTATCGCACTTTGCGATAAATCAGGAATTGTTACCATATATTTCTTACCAATCTATTACTCCAGCCATTCTACTCTTTATAGGAAAAAGATTACAAATCAAGTAACGCATCGCATCGTTTACATGATCATATACACCATCTTTGAGCGGTTCTTCTTTAACAGACTGGTCTGCTTTATTCTCGGGATATCTATAATTTTCATAACTGGCAATACTACCTTTACACTTATCTGACACTTGAAAATGACTATCCCCATTTGCATCTTCAAACCATCTACGCATATGTGATACGCCGTTTACTACGTTACGCGTCATTGCATCTTTGCGGTAGCGTACGCGCATACCTTTGCGCCAAAAACATTGTATATCAGAAATGCCTGACTGGCTATTTCTACCACCACCAGCCGGATCGCCAAAGTAAGCAGCAATTTGGTATGGCTTTTTACGGACCATATCAGCAAGGTCTTCTGTTTTGATATTCTCGACCATTGCTATTTCGTCAAATTGATAGATAGTTGGTAACCCTTTTGTGTTAAAGTCGATGTTACAGAATACAACTGCTGGCTTGCGGTAACCGAAGTCGATGCTGCAATATGCTGGCAAGTTGGGATTGTACTTAAGACCTTTCTTTGTGTGTATGGCATCGGAGTATGGGTAACACTTTCCCGAAAAGCTTGTGAATTGTGCTTCATATTCTTGATAAAATGTTTCACTTGTTAGCTCCTTTTTTAAATCTTCAACATCATCTTTGAAGAATGGTGATTCACTACTGGGATGCTGCCAACTCTCCCAATCAGGATATTTGTCATCTTTGCCTCGCTCCCATAGCTTGTGCCACCAGTTAAAACCACGAGGCGTTGATACCATTAAGCACCAGCCTTGACGGTCTGATAGTGTTGGGCGCAAATATTGTTCCCATATAAGTTTGTTTGGAAGCGCGGCGGCTTCGTCTATAATTAAGTAATCGATGCATATATATAAGATTGACCATCACTGGTCAACCCTCTCCAATAAGTGATTCGGGACTGTCGGCTGACTTGACCGATATCTCCGAGTTAAGTCCAGCAAGTTTCATATAGTATAAATCGCCATTAACCTCTTTCTTGTTCTCAATTGGCAATTTGAGCTTGACCATAATATCTTCTTTAATAATACGCGCAATCTTTTGCGATAGGTTGTAGCTTGGTGATACAATCCAGCCACGCGTGTTTGGTGTTAGCAAATATGGAAGTATCTCGTATGCTGCTGAGTAGGACTTGCCACTACGCCGTCCTTGGCAATTGATGCGAAATCGTTTTGTACTGTCGTGTATACTAAGCTGTTGCGGAGTCGGTTGGTATCCCACCAGCTTCCACAATTTCTTTTTGTTGACTATCTGCTTGATCATCCATTGGGTTACCTTGAAACCCTGCTTCTTTTAGTACTAACTCCAGGTTGTTGGTGTGGTCTACTTGAGACTTATCAGTTTGGTTTAAATAATTCTTGCCTAGAAATATGAGCAGCGCCGTGTTACCCTGGCCAGCATGTTTCCATTGGAGCTGACGCAATGATAGTTTCATCTCTTCTTTGCCTTGCTCGTACTCGGTTCTATACTTCTTGCGTATCAGCGCCTCGTTCACAGCAAAGTACTTACCAATTTCCAGGTATGTACAGCCAAAACTGGCGAGCATTTTTACTTTATCAGGATCTATATCTACTTTTTTAGGCATATACTTATAGCTTATTCGGCGACACAAAGAGCTTTGCGCATTTGGTCATTGTTCTGAGCCAGTAGGTCTTTGCACTGCTTTCGCTGATGCCGAGCGCATCTGCTATGATCGGGAATGTGTGTTGTTGTATGCGCATACTAAATACCTCGCGTTCGCGTGGCGATAGCTCATCGTAAAGCTCGTGTGCTGATGTTTGCAGCCATCGCATCTCAGGTGCTAGGAAACCGCTTTGGAATATGGCCATCTTCTTTGCATAATCTTTTGCTCGGGTGATGGTCCTAACTAAGCGTTCCGCATCTTCATCTGTTAGTTCTACCCAATCCATGTTACGCTAATGTAGCGTTTGTAAGGTGTTCACAAAAAGAGAAAAAAAATTTTAGGGAGTGCCCACATAGCGAAAAATCGGCTGCGCCTTGTGGTGTCGAGTATAAATATATAAAAAACGGATTAATAAACCGTATCCGCTCGAGGGTGGCGCGTCCATTATAACTAAATGTAACTAAGCGGACCAAGTGCAGGCGGTGGCCGTTGCGTGCCTATTTTGTAAATATGTATTGCAATATTACTTTGTATAAACTGTTCACAAATGTTTAGTTA